AGCTAAAAAAGCTAAACAGATAGCTGCTGAAAACGTAGCTGTTGAACAGTTAGTTCCCGGACTGGCTGATGGTACATATGATATTGATGACATCATTGCTGCTGAAGGTGAGCTATATCAAAAGTTTGGTTATGAAAGTAGTAAACTTGCCACCTTGAAAAAGGGTTATCAAATGGGAGATCCAGAAATTGCTACTTTAGATAATACTTTTAAGATAGCTGAAGGCAACGGTACTCTTACTGTTGAAATGGTAGAGAATACTGGTAATGCACTACTGAAAAAAAATTGGCTAAAGAAAGCTAAAGATGTTGAAAAAGCTAGGAAAGGAGATATCTATAAACAGCAAAAGAAAAATGTTGGCAATATTATTAAAACTAAGTTTGGCGGTATTTTAGATGCTATTGTCTCTCCACAAGGTGGTGAAGTACAAGGTCATTTAAATAAAAAATTTGAAGGTTTAGTTAATTTATACATGGGACAATATCCTAATGATCCTGATATGGCAGTTAACAAAGCTGCTGTAGAAGTTCAAGAATACTTTAATAGACAAAGTGCAGAAGGTGGTTTGTTTGAACCAGATAAACTTGTAGGCTCATCTCCCGGAGGAAATCTTTTTCCTAATTGGAGAAAGTTTCAAGAAGCAAAAGTAGAAATAGCAGATTTAAGAAATAAAAAAGCAGCACTAGGTCCTTTCCATACTGAGTTAATTAGTACAGGTATTAAAATTAAAAATGCTGGAAATGAACTACCTTTAGCTTTGGATACACCTTTGGTGTTTATGAATCAAAATCAACTCAACGACGCTATAAGTCAAATTAGTGATGGAGAAATGACTGAGTGGTTAACTACACTTTCAAGTAAATATAATCTAGATCCATTTGAAATTATAGAAAGACAAGGTATAGCAATGGGTTTTGATCCAGAAGATCTTCCAACTAGACCTGACTATTTAGAAGCAATTAATAC